CTGCATGTTACTAATGGTGATACTGCTAATCACAACATAAGCCTGCAGTGGTATCACGCAGATACAAATACGTATCACCACATACTAAACGATAAAGCTGTAGCGGGTAAAGATGTTTATAACGTCATCACTTCAGACAGGCTATTCTTACACGCAGGTGATAAGATATTAGCTTTTGACGGTAGTAGTGGCTCTTTAGAAGTGTTTATGTCAGCCAAAGAGATGTACAACCCTAACAGGTAGCATAACGGGTATGCAAACTTAGTAGAGGTAACCGTCTGACATTTGTGTATAACTATGTACGTCCCTAGCAATGGCGCTGGGCTTAACATAGGAAACACTACAATGATCGCACTTATTATCAAAACATTCACTGACTTCTTAGCAAGCTTACAAAAAGCACAACAAGCCCGTGCTGACTACTGGATCTTAACCAATATGTCAGACAAAGAGTTACATGACATTGGCATTGCACGTGGAGAGATACGCAATGTCGTAGCAGAAAGTTTCAAATAGTTAGGAGAGCTATTATGGAAAACGTTAAGATACCCCTAGCACTTGTAGCCGCTATGGCTGTACAGCTTGCTGGTGGAGTGTGGTGGGTATCTCAACAAGCCTCCACGATAGCAAGCCTAGAAGAAACAGTAAGCCAGTTAGGCTCACGTATGGCTATTGAGGATAACATTAACCTTAAGCGTGATGTTGAAGGTAATGGCGTAGAGATACAGTATGTATGGGATGATGTAGAAGAGCTATGGGATGAGTTAGACGCCTTAACTCGTACTATCTCAAGGATCACTGAACTACAGCAGCGTGTAGCTATTATAGAGAATGATCTAAAGTATATAAGTCGTGACCATACAGAGATTATGGTTGAGTAGTTTTGCTTTGTGTACTGGCCTTCATTTCATTCAATCACGCATGGACTGAGGGCGGTAACAGATTGTTTCAGTATTGTTACTACGACTGTGGGTTACAGAAGAATGGTCTCTGGTATGACAGAGTGTACAGAGTAAGTTATAACTACGTATGCCCTATAGAGGTTAAGTTCAAATGATTGATCCTTTTACAGCCTTTGCTGCGGCACAGACAGCCGTATCAGCTATCAAGAAGGGCATTCAGCTTGGTAAGGATATAGGTGGTATCTCTAGTGACTTAGCTAAGTTCGCTGGTGCTATGTCAGACATTAACTTTGCGCACAAGCAATCAGAAGAACCTCCTTGGTATGCTGTATTATTTGGTGGCAATGGGCCAAGTGCAATGGACATCTTCGCTAAGAAGAAACAAGCGGAGGCTCTACGTGCAGAGATTAAACAGTATATACAGTTCGGTTATGGACAGAGTGCTTGGGAAGAGCTTCTTCGTATCGAAGCGCAGGTTCGTAAGGAACGCCAGAAAACTATGTATCGCAAAGCAGAGATTAAACGAACTATTGTGGAGTGGAGTCTTGGTATCTTGGTTGTGGTATCAGGAATTGGTATTCTTGGCGTGGGGATTTATTTCCTTGGAAAGCAACAAAACAAATGGTAAAGATAAGAAGTAACGGTAACTAAGGGACTTAACATGGCTAGAGCACTAACAGAAAAGCAGCAACGCTTTCTCGATGTCTTATTTGATGAGGCTAACGGAGATGCAGTTGCAGCTAAGAAACTTGCAGGTTATGACCCTACGTCTAGCACTTCTGCTATTGTAGAAACTCTCAAGGATGAGATAGGTGAAAAGACTCGTTCTTACTTTGCACGTATGGCACCTAAAGCTGCTATGTCTATGGTAGGTGCTTTGTACGATCCTACAGAGCTAGGCATTAAAGAGAAGATGGTTGCAGCTAAGGACTTGCTAGATCGTGCGGGACTTGGTAAGGTAGACAAAGTAGACGTAACATCTGGCGGAGGCGTTTTCTATCTGCCACCTAAAGAAGGTTCAAACGAATAATACCTGAAAGAGATCTAGGTTATTGGCAGCTACCGTTACCTCCCAAGAACCACACAAAAGAATGGCACCCTATAGTTAGGATTACTAAGATAATACCCTTTGGTTACAGGGTAGATCCTGATAACGACAGACTTCTTTTACCTATAGAATCAGAGCTTGAGGCTTTAGAGCTTGCAAAGCGTCATCTTAAGCAGTATAGTTATCGTGCGGTAGCAGCCTGGCTAACTAAAGAGACAGGTAGAACTATGACGTATACAGGTCTAAAGAAGAGAATAGATGTCGAGCAAAAACGTAGAAAAGCACTTACAATTAAGCGCAAGCTTGCCAAGTGGCTCCAAGAAACGCTTGACCAAATCGAAAAGCTCGAAAAGAAAGGTGCAGGAGCCTACACCGATTCCAGCGGAAACGATTGAAGTAGAGGATAAACAGACTGTACCTGCTCAAGTAAAGGCAGCTGAGTACGATGTAGAAGAGGCTCAGAACATTGTGTTCAAGCCTAACCCTGGCCCACAGACATTCTTTCTTAGTGCGTCAGAGCGTGAGGTTCTATATGGTGGGGCAGCAGGCGGAGGTAAGAGCTACGCCATGTTGGCTGACCCTCTACATGGTTTGAATGACCCTCACTTCTCAGGGTTGCTTGTACGTCATACTACAGAAGAACTAAGAGAACTCATACAAAAGAGTCAGGAGTTATACCCTCGTGCTATACCTGGAATTAAGTGGTCGGAACGTAAATCGCAATGGACTTCTCCTCAGGGCGGCAGACTTTGGATGTCTTATCTTGATAAAGACACGGATGTCACACGCTATCAAGGTCAGGCTTTTAACTGGATTGGATTCGATGAGCTTACGCAATGGAATAGCCCTTACGCTTGGGATTATATGAGGAGTCGCTTGAGATCTGCACATGCGTCAGACCTTGGGCTATACATGAGAGCAACAACAAACCCTGGAGGAAACGGACATGCTTGGGTTAAAAAGATGTTTATTGACCCTTCAACGGCTGGTAGTGCGTTCTGGGCAACTAATATCGAAACAGGTGACACGATTACTTTCCCTAAAGGGCATAGTAAAGAAGGTGAGCCTCTATTTAAAAGACGCTTTATTCCTGCCTCTCTATTCGACAATCCGTACTTGGCTGAGGCTGGCGACTATGAAGCAATGCTTCTCTCGCTTCCAGACCATCAGCGCAAGCAGTTACTCGAAGGTAACTGGGATATTAATGAGGGTGCCGCTTTTCCAGAGTTTGACCGAAAGATACATGTTGTTGACTCATTCGATGTACCTGACTCTTGGGCAAAGTTTAGGGCTTGCGATTACGGTTATGGCAGTTACACTGGTGTTCTGTGGTTTGCTGTAGCACCTGACGAACAACTAATTGTGTACCGTGAGATGTATGTCTCTAAAGTTACAGCTTCTGACTTAGCAGATTTAATACTTGAAGCAGAAGCAAGAGATGGTACAATAAGATACGGGGTGCTGGATAGTTCTTTATGGCACAACCGTGGAGACACTGGGCCTAGCTTGGCAGAGCAGATGAATCACAAAGGGTGCCGCTGGCGTCCGTCTGACAGGTCAAGAGGCTCACGTGTCTCAGGTAAAAACGAAATACACAGGCGTTTACAGGTAGATGAGTTTACGGATAAGCCTCGCCTAGTATTTATGGATAACTGTACTAACACTATTGCACAGATTCCAAGTATTCCTCTGGACAAGCGAAACCCAGAAGATGTTGATACTCACGCAGAGGATCACTTATATGACGCTCTAAGGTATGGGATCATGACACGTCCACGTAGCAGCATATGGGACTACAACCCAGCAAAACAACGCACTGGCTTTCAGGCTAGTGATCCATCATTCGGGTATTGATAATGGCAGAACAAGAAGAAATGTTTGAAACAGATGAAGTCGTAGCTGCAGAAGGCAGTACAGACAGTATCTTTGAGGCTAAATCTAGCGTAATATCTTTCGTTGAAGATCGTTACAAACGTTCTGAGGATTCACGTTATGCTGACGAAGAGCGGTGGCTTAAAGCTTATCGTAACTATCGTGGCCTATATAGCAAGGACGTACAGTTCACTGACACAGAGAAGTCTCGTGTGTTTGTTAAGGTTACTAAGACTAAGACACTTGCAGCATATGGTCAGATCGTAGACGTACTATTTGGTAATAACAAGTTCCCTCTATCGGTTAATCCCTCTGTACTTCCTGATGGCGTAGCTGAGTCTTTGCATATCAATGTAGATCCTAACGCTGCTGCTGCAGGTAAGGCTCTT